GCAGCCTTGATGACCTGACTCTTGGTCATGTCTCTAGTATCCTTACCTTCGAGAGAGTCAGCCATTTCCTTAGAAGTCGATAGCATACCCAAAGAGTCAAGAACCATCATCATTGGAGGACGGCTATCGAGATCTGTCTTTCCATATGCCTCGAGAAACTTCAATGAGTGTTCCCTAAACTTTTGAATAGTATCTGGCTCAGCTAGGATTACACGCGTAGTGTCAATACCACGTGACTTCATCATATCTCTAGTTACAGCAGCCTCTGTATCGTAATAAATTACGCCAGCATCCGGATTACTGTCAAGAAACTTCTTTACAATACCAAGAACAAAAAACGTCTTACCAGTAGCGCTCTCACCTGCAAATGCAGTTATCTTATTGTTAGGGACACCACCATAAATTGATCCACTAAGTACAGCATTTAGTGCATAGCTGCCACTATCAATACAACCAGTAAACTCAGCACTACCCAAGCCATCTTCGGCCACGGTTGTGTCTTCATCCTGGATTTCTTTAATTAGATTACGAAAAAACTTAGACATATTTTACTCCATCTCAAAGTTAAGTACTTACTTCTTATCAATCATTATACCACTTTTTATTAATTTTTTCAACTGAATAATTAAGAAGCATTATTGGCCACGGTGAATAACTTATCGAGCTGAGCTTTGAACTCTTTGATCTTTTCGACTCTGTTTGGCCAGTAGATATAGTTCTTATCCGGATTTAACATTAGGTTGTTGATAAGTGGTGTGATCATTTGCTCAATCTGTGCAACAGTATCCTTATAAAGCTCAGCACTGGCTGCTTGTTCATCAAGGAGCTCTGAAAGCTGATTTGTTTCTTCTTCAGCGCCTGTTAGCTTCTTCAGCTCCTCTTCAGATACAGCACTAAAGCCAAAATCAAATTTATATTTGTCTACCATAATTGTTTCCTATTTGAACATATCTTCTAAGGTTTGTTGCTTACTAATACTCCAGCCTATGTTGTCAGTAATTGACTTCATTGGCTCAATAAATGTTTTTTCAAACTGCATGTCATAATCAATATAACGATCGAGGTTCAATTCTTTAGGCAACATGCCGGGTGCTGTTATGACGTTAGAGCCGATTGGATTAGGCATTCTAAGGTAAGAAAATTTAATCTTATCACCATTCTTCACAATGGGGTATTTTTTCTCAAGACCAAGTTTATTTATATAGAGATTGTAAACAAGAGCGCCTCTCACATGAATTGGAATAGACTTACCACCTATCTTATATTTAACATCAATAACCTTACCAGTCATCTTACTCTTGGTTTCTGGCAAGTTGCAACTTCTAGGAAATGCTACATCCTGAAATAGCATGTCCTCAAATTTATTCTTAAACTCGTCAACATAGTTTATGAAATCCTCTTGTGTACCATTCATGATGATATACAGAGAGTTTTTAATTCCCTCTTTCACTACAGATGGTGTAGATGACTTCACTGCTTCAATACCCTTCATCTTCAACTTAGGCTTTTCGTAATGTACACCTTCTTCGTTATATACATTCAGAATGTACCGCTTCTTTGCAACCCAAATACCCTTATTGGCAATTGACTCTCTTTTCATTTGCATGCGCTGGCTGTATACCAGCATATGTTCTGCAAGCTCGTCATAGCTTTTTTCAATGAATGGTTGGAATACTTCATTGCATGCTTTGTCTAGCATTCTAACTACCTTCTCGACGCTCGGGCGATCGCCGCCATATACTTTATCAGTAAACTTTTCCAACGTTAGGTACAATGAATCAGTATCAGCAGCAATTACATAATCATCACCATTGGTCTTCAACATATTGTTGAGATACGCATTCATCTTATCCTGCATCCAACGGATTGACACCTGGCCAGATAACGTAATAGCCTCGGCAAGCTCTGTATCAAAGAATCTAAAGTAAACGTTCGACAGCGCACCATAACATGAATTCAACTGGATTTTTTTAGCCAGCTGCATATTGTTATACTGAATGTATTTCTTCTCATCCTCAGGATCTTTGGATATTTCATACTTCTGCTTTGCTTCAAGCATTAGCTTTTTATACTTTGTTCTATCAGCAAATACCTTTTCCATGAGTTCTGGAAGAAACCCCTTAATGTCCTTTCTATACATCGTGCCATTTGCACACAGTGTATAGTTTTTCAGTTTGGCATCATCCTTTGCCATTTGAAACTGACCACTATTCTCTAGACAATCAAGCTCAGTAATATCAACCTTACCCACCTTAGTGTCAGGAGAGATGTTGTATTGCATAATGAGAGATGGGTATAGAGATGTTAAGTCAAATGACACAACATCTTTAAACATTCCAGGCTTAGGGTCTTTTACATAGGCACCCTGAATTGGGTCATCCTTTTGTATCTCTTCACCAAATGCTCTATCAATTGGAACAACAATTCCTTTATCAATAAGATGGTTGTGAATAATCATATCCCACATTCGCACAGTGCGGAGTGTGTCTATGTAATCAACCTTAGCATCATAAGCAATAGCTAATACTTGGTCTATCAGCTTCATCTTGTTGTCAATTCTAGATACAAGGGATACGTCGTGGATATTATACTCAATAAATTTTTGAAAGTCTTTCTTGTAAAGATCAAATAGACTATCATATTCAGAGTAATCAATCTTTTTCTCACCAAGCTCAAGATGGGAGATGTGGTTGAGTGAATAGCTTTCTGTATCGGAGTATGTAAATTTTCTATAAAGATTGAGATAGTCAAGCGTTCTGACACCCTTCAATTCTTTCACCTTATTAACAAGACCGCCTCTTAACTTAAACTCTCTTTCCTCAACAATTTTCCATGGCGATAGTTTCTTTGACATCTTACCATCATCATTGAAGATTCTATCAATTCTGTTTACCAGATAAGGTATATCAAACGTCTCGACATTCCAACCAGAAATAATATCTGGGTCAACAAGAGGCGAATCCCAAAGCGTTAAGAACCTCATCATCAGATCTCTTTCATCTTTACACTTGCAATAGTGTATAGAGCTATCTGACGGTGTATAGTCACCACAGCCAAAAGTATAGTACTTATCTTTCACCATGATAGTAATAGCAGTTACTTCTTTATCAGCATTCTGAACATTAGGGAATCCATTATCAGCCGCGACCTCAATATCGAGGAACACAATGTTCATTACAGAAGCGTCGTATTGTATTTCGCCAGGATAGTATTCGTGAATGAATGGGTAGATCAACGAGTTGCGATTAGTCATACCATACAAACTAATGCCATGAACATCCCTGTGAGTGTCAAGATAAGATCTCATCTCACTCATTGATTCAAAGGTAATTTTTTCAACTGGATTACCTTCAATTGTTCTATACCCAGTATTTGTTTTACGGGTTGATTGAAAGCAATAAGGTTCATAAAGAACGTCACGCTGAACGCGTCGGCCGTCTTCATATCCTCTTAGGAGAATCTTGTTCCCCTTAATATCAACAGCTGTATAGAACTTCATTATGACACCACTCTACACCAAACCCACATTATATAACAGAAAGAGCTTAGAGTCAACTATCAATATAGTCAACAAACTCTTTAGCTGAGGATTGCCACGAAATGTTTTGTACAGATTGTGCTACTAGTTTTCTATCTATCATTAGACAATTAATTACTGCATGTTCTAAATCATGGTCAACCCACCCATTAACACCATTAGTAATTTGATCAACAGGGCCTGTGACAGGGTAACCAGCAACAGGGGTGCCGCAGGCCATACTTTCTAGGATAGTTATTCCAAACGTATCTACTTTACTTGGAAATACGCAAACATCTGCCATTTGGTAAAAGTAGGCAAGTTCTTTTCCAAACTTGTATCCTACAAAACTTACAAGTGGATATTTTTGTTGAAGCTTTTTCATATACGGCCCATCTCCAACAACAATTTTTGTAGATTGACCAACATCCAATTTGCAAAAGTCGTCTATATTTTTCTCTTTACTAACCCTACCAACATATAGTAAAATTATTTCAGATGATTTCTTATCTTTATATGTAAAGACATTACTGTACCCTTTACCAAGAACGACAGCGTTCCATTGATTGTTTTCCTTCGCATTAGACTTAGATGAACACATTACTAATTTTGAATTTTTATGAAACCAGTCAAAGTACCATTTTGTTGCCCACACTGGTAGACCTACAATCTCATGTATAAACTCTGGAAACTTTGTATGATACGCAGATGTGTATTGATACTTTAGCGCAGTAAGAGCTCGCCTTGCCCTGAACCCTAGTGGGCCTTCTGTTGCAATATGAAACACAACATCATACCCTTGCATGTTCCAATTATCCTTTCTCAAGCTAAGGATGTTCTTCATTCTAGAATAAGAACATATTGCCCATGGTATAGATTTGTAGAAAGGAACTGACACACAACTAAACAACCCTGGATAAATAATATCCACGGTGTATCCTTCTGGCAAATTGCCAATAATGTTTTTGTATGTTGTTACAACACCACTAACCTGAGGCTCCCAGGCGTCGGTTATTAAGATTATTTTTGTTCTTGCCAATTTATTATTTCCCATCTTCCATCCATATGCTCAACTAATGCACTCATTGATTCCACCCAATCACCATCATTCATATATTCAATGCCATTAATGGTTTTGATTTCGGCGCGGTGAACGTGCCCGCATATCACGCCGTCAGCTTTTTGCTTCTGACAATACTCTGTTATTAGAAGTTCAAAGTCCCCAAGATAGGAAACAGCTTCCTTTGTTTTATTTTTAAGGTATGCACTCAAGCTCCAATATGATAATCCAAATGCATTCCTTACTTTACTTACAAGAACATTAACATTCAAAAGAATATTGTATAACATATCACCTATGTGATACAACCAGCTTAATTTTGTTCTTAGTACGCCATCAAACAAATCACCATGGATAACCATGTATGTTTTGCCATTGATTGCTTGGTGTCTACATTGATTGACAAGATCTATATTACCAAAATTTATACCAAACGGCAAGAGATCTCTCAATGAATCGTCATGGTTGCCTACAACATAGGTAACCTTTGTTCCTCTTTTGGCCGCTGTGAGGACTCTTCTAATTACGTTGGTGTGTGATTGGGGCCAATAAAATTTTCTTCGTAGTCTCCAACCATCAATAACATCACCTACAAGATATAGATGCTCGGCTGTATTATGCTTCAAAAAATCACAGAGCTCATCTGCCTTACATCCCCTTGACCCCAAGTGAATGTCTGATATAAAAATTGATTTATAATGGGGCATAGTGGCCTCTGGTTGTATAGAGGTATTTAACCAAACCCATAAGTGATTAATAAAAACTTAATATAAGAAGGGGGAGTTGCCTCCCCCTCCCTTGGTTACTTCTCTTCTACAAGTAACTCAGCCTTTTGTTCAACTGACTTTCTGCCAATTGTAATCTTTCTAGGCTTTTGCTCTTCAGGAATCACATTCTCAAGTTTAACTATCAAGATACCATTATCTAACTGAACATCACGAACAACAATAGTATCAGCAAGAACAAACTCACGAGCAAATGAGCGTCCTGCGATACCTTTCACGATATACTCTCTTTCATCCTTCTCAGGCTTCATACCAACGACTGAAAGACGATTCTTAGACGAAACGATTTCTAGATCTGCTTCGCTGAAACCAGCTACAGCCATTTCTAGCTCGTATGTGTAATCATCTTTCTTGATGAGGGAGTATGGAGGGAAGTTGTCGTTGGACTTGGCGACGGCAGCCGCATGCTGTAGAATTTCAAAGGCTCTGTCGAAGCCGACTGTGTGGTTGTGCCACTGACGATCAAGATGATCGAATAGACTTAGAGTGTTTCTAGTCATAGTTATCTCCTTATTAAGCGAGTTAATGTTTACGTAGGCCCAATATGGCACCTACAATTTTATTTATATAAACTTGCTTACAAAAATAGACTACGTCTTAAAATTTTGCCTGTAGAGTTTCTGGGAATACTATCGACATAGAATATTTTTTTTGGTATTTTGTATGGTGTAAGATTATCCCTACAATATTGGATTGGATCTACTATTGGTGTGCCAACAATAAACGCAGCAACAATCTCTCCTCTATTATCATCCGCTAGACCTATAACTGCTGATTCCTCAACGCCAGGGCACTCATTAATAATATTTTCAATCTCTTCAGGATATATGTTTGTACCACCAGATATGATAACATCATCAGCTCGGCCAACAAAGTGTAGATAGTTCTCCTCATCCACATACCCAAGATCACCTGTAGCAATCATTTGTGTTTCTGCGTGGGCGTTATTGATGTCGGTGTACCCAGAAAACATTGTCATAGTTTTGGCATGTATCTCACCAACTTCAAGTGGCTTACATTCAATACCATTGTTAATAACTTTAATTGTTGACCCTGTAACGGTTCTTCCAACTGTAGCTAAATGTGTTTTTGTTTGAGATGGTCTGAGTAAAGTTATAGGACCACATTCAGTAGAAGCATAAAGATCATAAACTATATCACCAAAGAAATTAATTGCCTTACCCTTAAGCAAAGGAGGGAACGTTGTGGCACCAACTACAAT